GTCGATTACCAATCAAAGTTCATTGACAAGTCAAGATGATACTGATAATAGCATCATTGCTTGCACTATCCAATGCTGTTCCATTTGAGCATTGTTTTCAAGGAGGGAGGAAGATATTGTCTCTTCCTAGTACTGAAATATCAGTGCCGAGGATCTGCATAAGGGACGACATTAGTATGATCAAAACTGAAGTTACCAGTTTGTCTCAAGATGCTGATGCTACGAAATTTAAAGTGGAAGCTTTCAGAAAGTTGACTGTTCCAGAGTGGGCTGACTGTAGGCCAGAGAAAAAGGAGCTTGGCGATATAATGGTGCTAGAGATTGATTCCAAGGGCCTTATAACTGCAAATATGTATAGCTGCTTTGCTGATTGCTCTATAACTATTGATAAGGAAAATGCTCTAGTAGAATTTCATACTAGCTCTTTCAATCACTATAGTATTACAGGTTCCACTACTAATAAGGGCTGGTTTAAGTCAAATGCAGTGGTATCCCTAAGGCACACTTGTGAGAATTTAAAAATACAATGTGGCATGAAACATGTTCAAATACATGCTTGTTTCAAAGAACATATAGAATGTAAACAATTTCTTCATAGAACGATCTTACCTGGTTATATGGCAGAAAGTATTTGTCATAACATAGAAATGATAATTCTTACTGGATTTACTATTGCAATATTTTGCTTATTAAGTTTGATAATGAAAACTTACTTATGCTATATCATGCTTCCGTTATTCATCCCTATATCATACCTATACGGCTACTTATATAACAAAAGCTGTAAAAAATGTTCAAACTGTGGTTTGGCTTATCATCCTTTCTCTAACTGTGGTAGTCATTGTGTTTGCGGCAGCAAATACGAAAGTTCTGAAAGAATGAAAATCCACAGAACATCAGGTTTATGCCCAGGTTATAAGAGTATGAGAGCGGCAAGAGTTCTCTGCAAATCTAAAGCTTGCGGGTTGATTATGTCTGTACTTTTAAGTATGTTGATACTAAGTTTCGTTACACCTATCGGGGCAGAATGCGACGGTATGATACCAATCCACAATTTGCCAGATATGTACTCCAATATCAAAGCAGAAAACGACATGTATAAAATATTATTTTACATTCTATTAGGAATAACAGGAACATCCATTGTATTAGTAGGCGGTCTAATTGTACTAATAAGTAAATTCACCCATATTATGATGAGGTTCTTTGTCATAAAATGCGAAACTTGCAAAATGTTTCATGCAAGAGATAGAATTATTATAGATGATGGTTATTCGTCTGCATGTGGATCCTGCACATGCGGCTGCCCTGATGATCCACCCATGAATATGTATCACCAGACTTCTACCATATGTGTCAGCCCTTTCATTATAAAAACTTTGAAGATAATAAGTTATATCGCCTTAATTTCCTTATTGAGCTCTTGCTGTACTGTAGTACTGGGAGTAGCTGCAAATCCGACGGAAGAACCTATTGAATGTTTTAATTTTTCGGATTTTGAAAATTGCACAGGATTAGGCTTATACAACAAATTGTGCAGTGAAAATAAAAACTTAAACAATGCCAAATTGAAAGAATTCTTAAAATCTTCATACAAATTTAATGATGTAGAACTGAAAATACTTGATAATACACCATTAACATATTTGGATATAAGCAAAAAAATCGCATCTACCAGCAATCTCCACACCAGAATGATTATGGAATCTAGATATCTTTCCAAATTTTGTAAAGATGATAAGCTGAAAGAAATTGACAGTTTGGTGGGTTGGAAAGCAACTGCCAGACTAAATACTCTTAAAACATGCAAACACTACGGTATTTATAAACTATGCAAATGTGTCTTTGAGGGAACTGACTGCAACAGCATTACCGGCGGATGGATTGGCACATATGGCTTTACACTAGGGAGTCTGTCAAATGATGTTATCATGAATGATTTAAAACAATTATTCCTACTATTAGATGTTCTTCTCCCTGGAAACTCTGGTCCTTATATGCTTTATCTGTTAGAAGAAGGAGATTATTTAAGTGCTAGAAACATGTCAACAGCTTTTATGGAATATTACAAAGATGAAAATAGCCTGAAGTCTTTCTTTTTGATGATCACAGATCTTCTTACAAACTTATATAACAGCGGCCACCAGCCTACTCCATCATCAAAGAGGCAAGTGAACCCCAGATCCGAAGTAGAAGCAATATACCCAGAATCAATTAAGCAGACTTATTTCTTCAGAGAAGAATCGAAAAAACTATGTTTGGAAGCAAAATTCATGAAATGTTTCTCTAAAAGGACGTTGACTCCAGTCTCAGAAGATTATCTGCTATGTAGAAAAGATCACGGCAGGGCAACTACACCTAGAGAAAGGACAGTTCATCCTTGGTCAGATAGCATAGTGCAGATGTCAAAAAGCAATGACGTGCTATGTTACAAGGACAAGTTATGCGGCTTGGCATTCCCTGCTATAGATCAAGAAAAGCTAACTAATTTAAAGAAATCTGATGTGGAATGTAGATCACAAAATGTACCTAGAATTGACGGGCCTATGAATCTACATATAAAGTCCTGTAGACCAACCCAAACAGGACTATGCAATATAGGCGGGCATTCTTTCAATTTAAATATGTGTCCTAATGGTTTAATGTACATTCAAACAGCCAGAGGCCATCATGACCCTGCAGGCGATATAGGGGCAATATGTTTCAATCCATTGTGTGGCGAGCAATTCCCTGTACACCCAGACAGTACAACTGATTGCTCATTCCATACGCCTAGAACTATACCCCTGCAGGTGAACGTCAGAGATGCTGCAAGTTTAGAGGAATATGCAGAAAGCTTAAAGGCTAAGATATTCAACTCCCTAGCAGTTCTCCAATACAAGCCCACTGCATTCATGGGAAATTTTAAACCCACTTTTAAGTCAATAACGGTGTCTGGTACAGATACAAGTACGGGTGTAGATGATGCGTATATTATTACAGATCTGAATGCATTAAGCGGGTCTACTTACGGATACAGGGTCCTATCAAAGTCTGGAGATCATCTATTAGATATAATCCTCAGAGTAAAAAGTTCTAATGTTACCAGCAATTACGTTTATGAGTATACTACAGGGCCTACCATAAACTACAATAGTGTGCACAGTGAAAAATGTACAGGAAGATGCCCAGAACTAGGTCCAAAAGTTGTAGCCATAACAAGCCCAGACTGGATGACTTTTAGCAAAGAAGGCACAAGTAGTTGGGGATGTGAAGAATTAGGCTGTCTAGCCATAGGTGAAGGTTGTGTAGCAGGAGCCTGCAAAGATATCATCCGTCCTGAAGCTGAGGTGTACAAAAAAGTTGATGAAGAAGAAAATACAGCCACAATTTGCTTTAGTACTAGTAAGGAATCCTTCTGCAAAACGATAAAGAGTGGTGAAGTAGACATAGCTGACAATATAGAATTGCAATACAAAACTGTAGAGTCTTTTAAATTGCCAACAAGATTATTTGTCCGAGACAATAAATTATATACTGGTCAGATCAATGGGTTGGGTGAATATGGAAAATACTGCGGCAATGTACAAATGAGGAATGGCACTACTATAGGTACGGGAGTACCTGTATTTGATTACCGATGCCACGCCATGTCTAGGAAAGATATAACAATCAGAAAATGCTACGATAACAATTATTCAGTTTGCTCTCAACTGGAACCACTAAGTCAGTATGATCATGTGTACACTGGTTTACACAATATAAAGCTGGATATGTATAATAAAATTACCGGAGTTGTAACCTTAAAAATAAAGTTAGGTACATTAAATTATAAACAGTATACAGAGGTGAGCACAATTTCCGGTAGAGGAAAGTGTGCAGGATGCAAAAATTGTATAGAGGGATTTTCATGTACAGCGACAATAGATTCTGATCTAGAGACTACTTGCCCTATAGAGAGCAATTGTATCAGCCACTTAAATAGAATTATAATAAACACTGGAAGAGAGTCTCATAACTTCAAACTTAATTGCGATAATCTAGGAAGTTCAGAGCACATACAAATAAAGTTATGCCAAAGTCAATTAGAACTAACTGTTGAAGAAGTGAAGACGAAGTCTGTTCTCCAAGTTGCAGGGTTAGGCCAGCAAGCATTCGTTGTAGAGAAAGACAATAGATGTGGGACATGGCTTTGCAAAGTATACAATGAAGGATTCTCATTCCTATGGGAACCTATTAAAGCATTCTTTGGCAGTTATATTAGCATTTTTTATGTCTCTGTAGGTATAATAATTTTCCTATTCTTATCAATTTATATCTTTATTCCCATGTTAGGAAAATTAAGAGATGCGCTCAAGAAAAATGAAATAGAATATAGAAAAGAGCATAAGTACTAATGGACTAACTGATTATTTGATTTAAATATTTAAATTAGTGTAGG